ATTCACAAGGCGTTGGCTGTCTTGGACTTCGACCTGATTACGTCGATGCGGAAAAAGTTTCCGCCTGCGTGGTCGGGAATCTGGACCGGACTTGATGTGCTTCAGATCGTCAAGACTGAGAACGCTTACGGCGATCAGTGCTTCTGCATCGCTCGCGGATCGGATGACTCGATTCAAATCTGGGAAGTCACCAAGGCGGACAAGTTTGATAACAATATCCCGGATGGTAAGAAGGAGATTGAGTGGCAGGTGCAGACTCGCGCCTACAACTTCGAAGTTCCGTTTGGATTGAAGCGACTAGATTCAGGCGACTTGTTCATCGACTCGCTTGAGGGTGATGTCTCCTTCAATGTCACCTATCGGCCTGATCAGTATCCTGGCTGGATTGAGTGGACTGACTTTTCTGAGTGCGCGACGACGACGCAGTGTTTCGATCTTTGCCCGATTCAAAACTTCAAGCCGCAGTATCGTCCGAAGATGCGTTTCCCGACGCCTTCAGATGCTCCGTGCAACGAGACGATCAGCACTCCGGCTCGGAATCTTTACGAGGTTCAGGTTGCGATGAACATCATTGGATACTGCCGCATCAAGAGTCTTCGAGTTCACGCTTACGATATTCAGGAGCCGAGTGTTGGTGATTGCCGGACGGTGTTCCCTGCATGCACACCGATTAGTGCGTGCGACATCAACCCGCTGACTTACACGTCGGAATCTGTCAACCCATAGAAACAGAATGCCAAACCTTACGCTCATCACGCTGACGCCCCCGAGTTTGCCGGTCGGGTATTGTCCGACCAACTACCAACAGTTGGCCAACGATGTCATCAGCGGCACTCAGGCGACGTTCAACAGTTCGATTGGAAACTCGTTCTTCAACTTCGGTGCATCTATTCCGGCGCTGAACAATCAGGTTTACCCGTGGTTGGATAACAACGGCAACTGGTGGGTTTTTCAGGGAGGTTATTGGGCGAGACAAAACCCTGTTGCCGCCGGTGGAAGCGAGCGTCGCATCTTCGTGGGAACAAGTGCTGATGTCCTTTCATACGACGGCGGTGACGGAACCGTTTATTCCGGCAATCCTTACGCCGGTTCGATGTGGGAAATTGACACAGCTTTCGAAGCTCGATTCCCGGTTGGAGTTGGCACGTTCGCGGCGAGTGGAGTTGTTAGCGTCAATGGAACAACCACATCGACCGCTGTTGCCGGTGAGGACAAGCACACGCTTGTCACCTCCGAGATGCCGTCGCATACGCATCAGATTCTCGACCAGTACATTAACCTCACCCAACGCGGATCGGCTGACACGAGTGTCTTCAGTGCAACGAATCGCTCGGAAGGAGTGGCCAACTTGTTGCCGACCACTTCGTCCGGCGGCGATGCAGCCCACAACAATCTTCCGCCGTTCTACGGTGTTTACTTCATCAAGCGAACTGGCCGAGTCTACTACACCAAATGAAGCTAATCGTCCAAGATATCAGGTCAACGATTGCTCGGGCTATCGGCGTTTGCGTCGATGACGCTCGCGTTTACGAGTACATTAATCAGGCGTGCCGACGACTTCTTCACAAGGGTTTGTGGGCTGGCGCGTACGGACGCTTCACGATTCACACGGTCGGAGGCTGCATCACTTGGCCGCGTCAGATCGAGACGATTGAAGCCATCGCCGATTGTTGCGGAGTCGGAACGGTTCGCAATCAATGGTTTGAGTTTCAGGAAACCGGATACGGACTTCTCAATGGAAACCAAGTGTGCGTTGGTAAGCAGCTTGTTGACCGTGGCACTGTGGTTTCTTACCGCGACATGTCTGGCGGTACTAACAGCTATCTTCGAGTCTACCCTGGCGACGCTTCGGATGTCGGCAAAACCATCACGCTGCAAGGTGTTGATCAAAACGGTCAATGGATTCGAACGCAATCCGGAGGCGTCTGGATCGACGGTGAAAAGCTAACGCTTGCTTTGCCGTACACTCAATCGACCAAGAAGTTCACCACTCTGACCGGCGTCATCCGCGAAGCCACGAACACGGCAAGCCGTTTGTACGAGTACGATGCGACGACGCTGCTAGAGTTGGATCTGGCAGTTTACGACCCTGATGAAACTCTGCCGCAGTATCGTCGCAGTTACCTCGCTGATCGTTGCAACAACGAGGAGGACAAGCCGGTAACAGTGATGGCGAAGATGCGCCACATCAACGCGACGAGCGTGAATGACTACCTCATTCCCCCGTGTCCCGACGCCATCAAGCTGATGGTCATGGCGATTCGCAAGGAGGAGAACGATTTGATTCAGGAAGCAGTGGCCTACGAAGCCAAAGCTGTTCAAGCTGTGCAGGAGCAGACGATGCAGTATTTGGGTGACGCAGTCGCGACGATACGCATGGTAGGCGTCGGATTGAACGGCGGAGGGTTTTCTCAATGGTTCTGAACCTAAAGGATAATTTATGATCGACCCGGGAACGGCAATTTTGGGCGGAGCGGCAATCTCCGGCGTTGGGAGCTTGCTCGGTGGGCTTTTCGGCGGACGTAAGCCGAAGGTTCCTGAGCTGAAGCCGATCAACTTCGAGCAGGAACAGACCAACGCTATCCGGCAAAACATTGCCGCGCTTGAGCCTGCCACCAAACTAGCCGAGAAGACGACATCCGCCGAACAGTCATTGCTTGAGTCTCAGCTTCGCCGTGCGATTCCTGGCTATGACCAGATCGTTCAACAGGCTGGAAAGACTATTGGCTCAAGATTGCGTGGCGAGGTTGATCAAGATGTTCAATCGCAGCTTCAACGAGCTGTCGCTGGTCGGGCGGTTGGTGGAGGGTTTAAAGATGCGTCAGGCATTCGAACAAATTTGCTCGCTCGCGACTTTGGTCTGACAGCGATGCAGATTCAGAATCAGGGTCTTGCTCAGGCTCAGAACTTTATCCAGCAGCAGCGAGCATTTGGAATGGCCCAACCGTTCTCAGTGAGCAGCATGTTCATCACACCCGCTCAACGGATCGGCGCGATTCAAGAACAGCAAGCTAGAATGTACGGGCGTGATTTGACTGCTGCTCAGGTTGCTGCTGCTCCGTCGCCGATGCAGCAGGCGGCACAGACTGCGCTTACCAACTTTGGCGGTGTTGCCGGTGGCGCGCTGTCGCAGTACGGAATGTATCAGGGGTTGATGGCTGGCCAACGTGGGCCGTCACCATCGTACAATCCTCAGAACGATCCTGAGATTTATCCGAATCTCTATGCGCCGACTCCAACGAGGTCGGATATCACACCGCTTTCTACGAGCCTATTCCCGGAGTACGGCTCTTCAAACTACGGACGCTAATCTTATGGCCGACCAATCTCTTCAAGCATTTCAGCTAGGTGCAAACCTGTTCGACCGCGCACAGACGCAGGCGCGGATGATGGAGCAGTTTCAGATTCAGACGGCTGATCAGATCATGCGCCAGCGTCAGGCGGATCTTCAGAACAAGATTCAGTCGAATGCTTATGCTCAGGCGTTGGCGGAGCAGGAGGCTCAAGCTGCGGAGTATGACACGTTCCAAAAGTTCAATGAAGAAGTTGGAACCTATTTTAATGACCCTGAGTTGAAGGCTCCAATGCCTGCACTGCCACGTTTCAGGTCAAAGGTTTTCAATCAGGAGGCAACTAGAGCCTATCAGAGTCTTCAGCAGTATTCTCCGCGAGCTAAAATTATCAAGGCTCGTGAACAGTTTGAACAGCTTAGGGCAAATACCGTAAAAGCCATGACGGATGAGGGTATCGATGTTTTCGACCCTCAGACAGGTCAGGTTAATGAGGAAGTTTATCAGAAAAATCTGCCTCTTATCAGAGAGCAGTTGAAAGAAAAACAGACCATCAAAGAACTCGGCACAGAAATGTCAGAAGAGGTTTTTCTGTTGGATAAAAAAATTCCTCTTCAGGAACGGATTAAAACTGCTCGCGCCAATGTTGAGGCTCGTCGAGCAGGGCGCATCAATCCTTCTGACAGCATGAAAATGACCATTGCAAATGATGCTGTTGACGATTGGCAAGAGTTGTTTGGGACACCCGATGCTCGCACTGCTTCAGGAATCAAAAACAATGTGATGCAAAATGATTGGAAATACCCTCAGCAAGAAGATGGACGTCAGATTCGAGGTGACGAACTTACGGCGAGAAACTCTTCAAAGCTCATCGATGAGCTGAACAAGTTTGAACAAACGTACGGAAAAGGAAAAATTCAAAAGTACGTCGGCATCATTGATGGAAATCTTGAAGAGCTTCTCCGAAGGGCAAAGGAGGCTAAGACTGATGAGGAGAAGAATGCATATGGTCTTCTTCAAAGGTTTCAAAAGGTTTTTAATGAAGAAGCCTTCGCCACTTCGGGAAAAGCAGTTACTCAGTCTGAAGGAACCCGACTCAAAAAAGCTATCGGCGACATTAAGAGCAACAACTTTGCCAACGATGTTAACAACTTCGCCAATTTTGCGGCGGAAGATTTGTGGAACACGATTGATTCGTTTAAGACGAGGTACAAAATTACCCGTGAGCAAGTGAAGTTGGCTAACGATCTTGTTGGTCGTTACAAGCTTCCTCTGACTCCGTTTGGTCAGCAGCGTCAATCTACTCCCGCTGGATCGACCGGAACCGCTCCGTCACTTCCTGCTGGTGTAACTCCGTTTACAGGTTCGACTAACGTTTCTTCTGGATTCATTTACACCCCGTAATTATGGGAAAAATCACATCTCCGTCTGGTCGGGAATACAACTGGTCGAATCCGAATCCGCCTACAG